TAAGGTCGAGCGTCTCGTAAGCCCAATGGGCCTCGCGCAGCAACGCTGCAGCAATGGGTAAGCAAGGTTTAGTTACCGTAAGGCTCGAAGTCATTTTAAAGGGGACAGACGTGTCCGCCCCCCCAACTCCGATAGATGCCCCCGGGCCAAACCCGCCACGCACCATCAGTTGTCCCAGGTCAATTTCACCTAGTACTCGGGCGCAGAAGCGCCGCATCTCTAAAACATACTCGACATACGGTGCATGATTAGTGCGCCGCAGTCTTGACTTCCAGGCCCGAAGGCGCTGGTTGGTACGTTTACAGAGATGCTCTGCCTTATACCACCTTGCGGTGGCTCCGGCATCCGGATCGAAACCCGGAAAGACGAGTTTTGAGACAAGCGCCTTGCACTGAGCACCAAGATAGTGCTCTTCTGCCGTACTACTGTGTGGCAGTGTGTCAAGTATGCGCTTACACGCAATATAGTCTCTTGCGCGGACGGCCCCCGAAAGGGCCTTAAACGCAGAATTCCCGTATTGCGGGTAACATTCGTTGAAAGCACTCGCCACGTGGCTCGCCACGTAGAAAGGACTCCAAAGCTTATCTAACTTTGGCTTCATCAGTATCTCCAATCTAGAGGTACAACTTCTGGGGATGTCAGCCCCTCAGAAGTTTAACAAGGATAAGCACTGCGACCAGGACGGCCACAGTGTCAAGATCAACGAGAGGCAAGGTTAGACCTTGTCTTCGTAGATCTTCCCTGCTTTGACGAAGTCAACGAAGTGCGCCGATGCCACAAAACCGCGGAAGTCCGCGATCAGTGCATCGACATCTTCATTGCTGACACCAACGGCGAAGCTGCCGTCGACTGCAAGCTTAGATGGGTGTGAACCCCCTTGAGCAAGCGTGTGCGAACGTGTAAACGAAGCACTTCGACGAGAGACGCCACTGAAGGCTTTCTGCGGAACAGGGGCCACACGCGCCAGGCGCAGGTGGTCTGTTACCGAAACGGTGTTCAGGGGACCAGAGTAGGTCGCCGAATCCGCAGAAACGCTGTACATTGCGTAAGTTTTGGAATTAAAATCCATGATGATGCCTTTCATTGCCCTTCCGGGCGAGGATGGTCAGACCTTTTTACGGGTCAATCGTTGATGGATAAGAGCGGCCGCATCAGCATAACGCTGAGCGTTCATCTCGACACGGGCAACGAGGCCAATGTCGAGAATGCTCTTACGAGCCCGATACTTATGCGTGGAAGTACCAGTATACACCTGCTTACCCGTCTGGTCGCCAAAGTTGACGAATCCAGACTGCACCGCCAAGTAGGAAGTGCAGGTAACGGTGGTAGTGACCTCGACGGTTACGCCACAACCTAATACGTTTGCACGTAGGTCAGTTGTGAGTGCCCCGAGGAACTCTCCGACATTGAGAAACCAATCAGCCACAAAGGAAAGGGGAACCCCCTCCCAGATAGCAACTGGAATGTCTGATAACTGAAGACCGAAAGCCTGAGAGAAGGACGTAACGTATTCACCAATGCAGAAACCTCGCACGCGTATCTCCGAAGAGTACACGTTTGTGGTCCCGTACTGGTAGCCGTTATATCCATCAACAGGTAATCTCATCTCCTCAGTTAGAGAGTGCTGCTTCTCGACCTGGCCACGGCCAGTCTGGCGGACTTTTACCTCCGCCTGAGCTGCAGCTTTCATTGCGTCCTGAACGCTGTACACGAGTGGCATAATACCGTAACGGTATGTCAGCCACAGTGACGAAATGGTCTTAAGTAGCTCCGGATCCCGATTTGGGTCCCGGTTAAAAGTACGAGACCACTGAGGTGGTTGCCGGGGTTCAAATCCCGACATACTCTTCTTGTGCTTAAGCCATTTTCGAGCGCGCTCTGCCTCACGAGCTTCAAACGCCTGCAGGTACTCAGCCCTGCGGCGATGTCGCTCTCGCGCACGCTTAACGCGATGCGCGTACCGGGTGGTTTTCCGGTGGAGGTAGGCGAGGGGGGACTTTAGTAGATCCAAAGTCTCCTTCAATTCAGCGATTGCGGTTATACCCGCAAAATCCGGAGCAGCAAGGTTGGCGCGAGCCGTCGTTACTGCTTCGGTAATGGCATCTTGCACGAGATCGTCAGGGACGACTGTGTACAAGGGCCATTTCACTGAGATTGCACCAACTCCGGAGTCGGATCGTTGACGACCGTTTGTACCGTATCCCACCCAAAGGTGGAACGGGTTAACGGTGACGTTATGGACGATAGACTCCATTGAGTTGATGACAATGTCACCGCTATTCTTCCTTCTCTGGAAGTCTGGCGTAACTTGATCCCACATATCACGTACGTGGTATCGAGTATGTACCTGCCATGGGGTTCCGGACGTCCAATTGGACGTACCGTTCGAACGATTCCGCACCACTGCTGGTGTGTAGGCGTCCGGAGTAAGAACCATATGGCGATATCGTGTCATTGTTGCCTCGCGAAAGCTAGGTTGCAGTGCCGGC